ATAACCTTCAACGTTGGCCAGATACATTTCAACACCGTACGCGCGTGTGAACTTAGAGTTAACGCTTTCACCAAGAACATCATCCGCTTGATCATACACTTCTCTTGGAAGATATTTAACATCATGCCCCATGATCTGAATTGATTCCACAATCAAGTCTTCAAGAAGCATATTCTCATTGATAACAGATGGAGAAAAATTGTTGAAATATACTGAGGTTGCCATTGATTACCCCATTATAAACTGAGGTGGTTCTTCGTAGGTATCGCGGATCAACTGTTCAATCTCAGTTATTTCTGTTGTAGCTTCATCATAGATTTGTTGGCCGTTCATAGTAACACCACCTGGAAGCTGCATTCCAGCAAACTTCTTCATGTTATTACCCCAAACGCGCTTAATGTAGGCTGTTGTTAGGCGCTTAAGCATACGATCATTCCAAATATCGGTATATGTTGATGGATCAATTACAACAAATCCTTCAACAATTAACCATTCTCCTGGTTGACTCATTGCCCAGTTCATATCAAGATATAGTTTATCTGTATGGCGATTGAAACGAATTGGTTGTTCACCAGAAAACATCATATCAAGTGTTCTAATGTGTTGCATAGTAAGGACATAATTTACATATGATGTGCTGGTAAAATCATAGAGTTCATGAAGACGCAACTGGTATCTCAAGTCGAACATATTGACAGATGCGTTTGTAGATGAAATTGGAAATATTCTTGTTACGCCGATGATATTTTCGGTTATTGGAATATATTGATTTGCAATATCTTCAGAAGTAATTTCATGCTTTAGATACCAACGCTCAACTCCATCAAAGTGAAAGTCCTGAAAGTATTGTAAAGAAGCATCCACACAGTCATCTACCTGGTCATCATCCACATTGATATTAATAACTGGATGGCCTAACTGTCTAAGGCACCAATCTTTGTGCTGTTCTCTATTTGATGGAATTGCCATTATTTACCTTTATACTATATTTTTAAATATTTATATGATCGGCATTTTGGTATTTTTATCTACTATCCTAATACGAGTTCGGGCCAAACAATATTATACGGATCAGTCTGTAGTGTAATATCTCTTAGTGCTTGTGCATATGTATCAAGATTTGCAATGTTGTCTGTTGGTGTGATGCCAAGTCTTGTTTGCGATTGATAACGATGAAATTTCCAATCAAGCTGCGAAAGTATATAATCGCGTTGCGCTCTTATTTCGTGCCATTTGTGTTGCACTTCGTTATCAAGCTCTTGTTCAGTCTTATCTCTTACATTCCATTCGCTGCCTGCCCATTCAAGAATTTGAGTATCTGGAATAGATGCTGGCGGATCATCGACTGTGATATATCCAGCGTCAGCAATCTCTTCAGGAGTAAAGCTTGATGGATCTGTGCGAGTCAGTCCGTTAGATAGTTTAATACGAAATGGAAGATAATTTGGATACGATCCGTCTTTACTGTATAACATTTTTTTATCCTGTAATGTCAAGGTATACGTATAGTTCGCCAGTTGATGCTCCGGCTCTTGCTTCGTAAAATGTAAAAGTTGGAGATGCGCCTAGAGAAACGGCAGGACTTCTTAACCAAAAATTATAATCATTTGTTGTTGTGGTACCAGTTGTTTCTGCATAGACATAATAAGTACCGCCCGCTGCATCTGTTCTAGCCGCATTTGTTGTAGGTGTACCGCCCGTATCAACATTCCATCTGCCGTTTGTTGTAGCAACCGAAACTGCTGTCCATGTTGCAGATGAATAATTAGTTATATTTGTTGTTGTCGTTTCGAACGACTCGCCAACATTTTCAAAGCTATATGTAGTTCCTGACAAAACAATCAAATCTAACTGAAGATCAGCAACTTCACTTTCGCTTTTATTTATGTATCGGAAAACGGCTCTGGCTGTCTTGTTAGCATATTTAGAAATATTGATTGTTCTCTGAGTCCAAGCATTATTTTGCCCTTTGACTGTAAAAAATTCAGGTGTTAAACCAGAAGTAACAGTTTTGTTTACAGATTTAGGAAATTGATTTGTAGAACTAAGAGACCATACACCTTTGCCCGAAGTATAATCAAAATTGTTTGGCGTAATAGCGCCGTCAGCTTGAAGCGCAGACTCAGATTTTAATGTGTTAAAATCGTAAAGAAGTTTTTTTCTACCGCCTGTGTAACCACCGTAACGACCTGACATTAGAATCTATCCTCCAAACTACCTATTGGATATGTTCTACCCGGGCCCCAAACAATACGAACAACACCTTGCCCGCCGTTGCCTCCAGATCCATTGGTGTCATCATCACAAGCACCGCCACCACCGCCATAGTTGCCACCATTTGGTCTTGTTCCGGCATTACCACCGATGCCGGCACCACCGCCTGTAGGACCATTGAATGGGCCGCCTGCGCCACCAAAACCTTGACCGAATACTCCTGTACCGCCGCCGCCATAACCTTGACCAGAGTTAGTAGCACCGCCACCACCTCCACCGTCACCCGGACTGCTTGAACCAGCTCCCGTAGTACCGCCAGCACCGCCGTTACCTGAATAACCACCAGCACCACCACCACCTGAACCAGTGTCGTTTGAGTTGCCACCGCTATTACCACCGGCGCCACCACCAAGACGTTTTGTGCCTGTTGATGTTCCGCCTGTTACTGTACCAGTACTTCTTTCTTGCCCTGCACCACCACCGCCACCTTGTAGAAGTACTTCTACTCCTCTTGAAATTGATGAAGCGCCGCCTGCTGTGCCGCTGCTCTGCGTAGCACCTCCATTACCACCAGCACCAACGACAATTGTTAGAACTTCTCCCGGAGTCACATCAATTGTTCCATATGATAAACCACCGCCGCCACCACCCGATACACCTTGATCTCTACCGGTTTCACCGCCGCCACCTCCTCCACCACCACCGATACACACAGCAGATATAGTAGTAATGCCTACAGGTACAGTCCAGTTCTGTGTGCCTGTTGTCGTGAATAGTACCTGACCTGGTGGAGTATATTGGGAAAATGAGTAATCATAAGCAGCCTCTAGATTCCAAACACCACTATTTTTTCTGTTTCCATATATAGGAATTGTTAGAGTTCTTGGTCTCAAAGCAATAGTAGCAGCAGCATATGAATAGTTTACGCTGTCCGTGCCACTAAAAGTCCATGCAGCAGGATCATACGAACCACTTGTCCATGCTACGTTTCCAACACCTAATGTAGTATCAACGTTATCAGCACTTCCCACTGTTATAAAATTACTCAAATAAGAAGCAGTAAACGTAGGAGTACCTTCTAGATGTGCAGAAGCAGCAACAACAACAATTTGAGTATTAGCAGTTACAGGTGTTATTGCTGATGGATTGGGAATAGCAGTATTTAAACCTTGAGTAACAGTTCTAGTTACATCTAAAGGTGTTGTTAGATCAGCGTTTCTCCAGACATGAATAGCATATGCACCTGCATGTTGGGTATTGCCTGTTTGAGGACGAGTAAAATTTGTATCAGGAGTTGTTCCCATAAACTTATAGCCGACAAACAAATCTGCTGATTGACTATCTGGTGCATATAATTCTGCAATTGATGTATATCCTGTAACAGCCAATGATTGATTAAGATTGCTATTAGCACCGACCGATACAGCAACAAGCACAAGGTCATTGGCCAAAGGTGTTGTGCCAGCACCACCAGTTAAGTTAAATGTAATTGTGCTTGTTGCTGTTGTACCTTGATAAGCGGCAATTTGACCACCTACATATACTAGCGTGTCTTCGTCATTATAGGTACTAAGAATATAATTATTAGCGTCTCCATAATCAAGTGTAACGCCAATCATACCACCATTAAGAAAACGACTTTCCATGTCTTATGCTATATTCTCAAACGAACAAATTGCTTCTAGATCATTATTTGCCGATGCTGCACATCTTAAAGCATCTCCTTCTTGAAGGTATATTGAATTTTCTTTTGAAATAACTACAAGAGATGCATCCGCAGGAACGGTAATTGTGCTTGCCAGTCTGTATGCTATCGATGATCGGAATAAATCAACGGTAACATCAGCCGCATTCACACCATCGACGTTTGCGATAATCAAAGAATTAATTCTATAAACTCTACCAGAAGCAGCAGCATTTGACACAACACTGGTTAATACAGTGGTTACGTTTTGAACTGCCGTATTGCCACTAATTACTGTTGTATTAAAAATATTTGGATCTGCCATTTTTTTTCCTTACTCTATCTACCAAAAATCATTGAAGTTATTATGGATTTGCCACTAATTGATGTTCCATTTACAAGATAAGCAGAAGCATTAACAGTACCAGTAACAGCAACATTGCCTGTACTTGCCACTCTAAATTTTTCACTTGCGGTTGCACCGTTTTGCATCAACTTCACAACAAAATCGAAGTCTTCGCTACCGGCTGTTACATCAGTTGTAACAGTTTCGAGTCTCATTCCTGTTTCTGTATTGTTGTTAGTAGTCTCAACTTGATAGTCAAGACCAGCACCAATACCTACACCAGGTGTTAGAGTTGTATTGTGTACAACAGCACCAGGATAAGTTATACCAGTATTATTGGTATCGTTAGCACTAAAAGTACTAAATGATGTATTTAAAAAATCGCTGAGTCTTACAACCATCTGTTATTTCCTTTATGCTTGTGCCTCTGACCATCTTAGGAGAACATGCCCCGTTCCACTACCAGCAGTAAGACGAACATTAATAGCCAAAATATCAGAACCGTCTGGATATTGGAAATCGCCGCCAAGTGGTGCGCCAGTAAGTTCTTTCAATTCAGTAAGATCAAGTCTATCGTTGACTGATCCAGTAGTAGTTGAAGGAGCAGCAAACGCAAATACCTGTTCACCCGGAACAGCCACTGTTCCTGCTGACCAAGTAATAGTAGTAGCAACCTGTGCGAGACTTGGTTGCCCACCCTGTGCTTCAGTATTTAGAGGAAGCCATGTAGCCGAAGAGAAATTCTTAGGATTCAACACACCTTCAACAATAACTGCTCCTGGAGTAGTACCACCACTTAAAGCAACACCAACTGCGTTCAATAGAAGTTGAGAACGATTTAGAAGGTCTCTTACTCCAAGTCCACCAACCTGGCTATTTGAAACAGATGGGGCTAAACGAATTAAGAATGCAGTTTGGTTTGCTGTTGTGAGACTCAACCCAACACGCTGATAGTTAAAGATATATCCGCGATCTTTTGTAAATCCACCATCCATGATTAAAGCAGAACCCCAATGACTTAGAGTTGGAGAACATGTATTGCTTATCAAAATTACACCAGTACCTGCTGTATGACTTGCGGCCGCACCAGCTGTAAAGTTTGTTGATGTGCCTGCTTGCCATTGTGTTAGGGTTGCTGCACGGGTTGCACCAGTAAGATTTCCTGCACCAGTTGATGCTGATTTACCAGTATAACTTATTATTTCATTATCTATGTATATTGTGCCTGCAGTTGGAAAATGTTCTAATGCAGCTACAGGAATTGTCGTTGCTACGTTAGTAATTGTAGAAGTCAATGAGGTTACCGGAGTATCGTTCTCGATTGAATAACGAACAGGAAGGTTACCCGATCTCATGTATGCTTCGTCATTAACGTTATTATTTTTAATTCGGTGAACATAAGTCCAATTACCATCAAGACCTCGTATCATAAAATCAACAAAGCCTGCACCGTACCAAGTATATTGCATGCCAACCATTTGCATTTTGTTTAAGTCAACATTAAATCCACTTGGTCCAGTTCCATCAATCTTGTCAAGATTAAACTGATCTTGTCTAATTCTTATTTCTTGAATTAAGTTACCTTTTACTCCAGACGTAGTTCCGCCTCTATAATCAGGGGAAATAAATATAGAAGTATCACTTACCACTTGTATAACATGGTGAGTCATACCACGAATAACTACTCTATCACCCGCTTTTAATTGTTGTGTGAAACGAGTATTTGTTCCAGTCACAGCATTAGAGTTTTGAGTAACAGCTAATGTTCCACTCAATTGCGTTGTGGCATTTCTTCTTACAACCGAAAGAATCTGGCCATCATACTCCCAGAATAAACCATTCTGTTCATCAAATAGTCCTGCTCGAACCGCAGCGCCATCCCAAGATTTTACATATGCTTTTGCACTAATGCCTAATACTGCGGTTGTTGCTCCAAGTACGCTTGTTGCTAAAAATGTAAATTGATAATCACTTGTTATTCCATTTACGGTATATGTTCCATTATAACCAGATGTAGTTGCTCCTGCTATTTCTACAACAGCTCCGATTTGTAAACCATGATCTATATCATCCGTGGTAACTGTGACAGTAGAACCTATTGTAGTTGCAGAAGCGGTTATACTTCTAACATCATAATTTGGTCTGAACAATGTGCCAGATGACCAAAGAAATCCTTTACCTGATTGATATCGGAAATATCTTTTACTCTGTCTAGCAACAGTTGCGCCATATGTTGGTGTTTTTGTTGCTAGAATAACACCACCGTCCTGTGGTCTGTGTGTGATTGTAGCGTTTGTGAGAGCATATAAAGTGACAGATGATGGTGTTGTTACCGCTAGACCAGTTCTTGCAGTATAATTTAAGCTAGTTAAACTTGGAACGCTTGTAACAACAAACGGCCCTGAAGCAATATTGGCGTTAGTGCCAGCCGCGACATTAGCGTGAATGGCTGTACCAGGAATTAATCCATGCGGGTTTGTAAAGTTTAATGTAATTACTGATGGGTTAGCACCACTGCTTGTTGCTGATGCAACTGGTATTGATGCGCCGCTGTAAATTGCGCCGCGCTTAACTACCGTAGCATCTGTAAGCAAAGATTGCCCACTTGCTGTTCCAACTACACCTCTTGCAAAATATGTGAGAGTAGTTGTGGTTGGTACTGTATTGACAATAAAGGTTCCGTCAGCTCTACTAAACCCTGCTATTCCTGGATTCAAGGCTGCTAAGTTAACAACTTGCCCAACAGTAATACCGTGAGCAGCAGATGTAGTAACTGTAATCAAACTATTTGTTGCGCTTGTTGTTAGATAATCTGTGGTTATAGCAGTAGCAGTAAGGTCAACACCTGGTAATTCATAAGCAGATGGATAACCTCTTACCGTTCCATATCCTGCCCACTTAGTTGGCTGAAGACCATATTCGAAGTCAGCGTCAATCAGCGATTCTGGATTTGAAACTCTCATACGCTCAATAGCGTCAGTGCCAAAACTCCAAGGTCTAACAGTCGTTGCTGCATCCGAAGCTGGCTCATCAACATAGATGGCAATCTTATCAGCAGCATTCATAGTTGTAGTATCAAGATCAAGTGTAACAGTAGTGTAACCACCGACTGATTGCGTTAAGTTTGGAAATATACCGGCCAAGTCACCAGTTGTAAACGCAGCAGCAGTGCCAGAAAACGAAGAATCTGCAAAATTATACAGAGTGATGTTTCTAGTAGTGTTTATGATTAGAAGAACACGCTCTAAAGAATATCTGCCAGGGAATCTTAAAGTTCCAACACCAGCTGCTCCTGTAGTAAAGCTGTACTTTTCTATAATCTTCTTTGCCATATTTTATTTCCTATTATCCTAATGCTATACTGTACGCAATACTAGATGCTACTGTAGTCGTATCTGCAAGACCGCGTGGTCCAATAGACGAGTATACATGCCAAGTGCTGCCATCATATACAAATTCATTTCGTGTTTGCCCAATATCAAGACTGAAATCATCAGCTATAAATTCAATAGTCGAAGAGTTTCTAGCCACAGTTAATGGATTAGCTGTGAAGTTTCCTATATCATAAATTAATACCGTTGCTCCAGAACTTGGAGTTGCTGGCAGCGTTACAATAAAGGTACCAGCAGTTGTGTTACATAGCAACCTGTCTCCGTTTACCGCGGTATAGTTTGCTGTTTTTGTTGCAAATGCAGTAAGACCACCTGTTGCAGCGATAGTTACATTTGATCTATCACCAGCGGAATCATCATCAACATTGATTGTGATATTGCTACCAGGAATAAAGTTTAATGATCTTCTAGTTGATCTTACAGTATATGTAGAACTAAGAGTATTTCCAACGGGTCTAGTATTAGCAGCATTAAATGTTGCTACAGCAAAAGCGTTAGCACCACTACCAACAGCGGTATTTGAACCGTTTTGCACAGCAATCATAAAATTATTAGCACCAGTTCCTACAGCACTATTAGCACCTGCTATCGTAGCGGAAGTAAATGCATTAGCGCCAGTTCCTACTGCTGTATTTGCACCTGCTATTGTGGCCGATGCAAAGGCATTAGCACCAGCACCAACTGCTGTATTAGCTCCTGCTATGGTAGCTGAAGTAAATGCATTAGCGCCAGTTCCTACTGCTGTGTTAGATCCGTTTTGTACAGCAATCATGAAGTTATTAGCGCCTGTACCTACAGCACTATTAGCACCAGCTATGACTGCAAGTAGGAAATTGTTAGCGCCTGTTCCAACTGCTGTGTTAGCACCAGCTATTGTAGCGGAAGCAAATGCGTTAGCACCAATACCTGTATTAAACGCTAAAACGTTAGCAGCGTTGGCTTTATCAAAAGCTTGTGATGCTATTGTTCTTGCTGTTGTATCTGTAGAACCTGCTGGAGATAATATATCGGAACCAACACCTGCAGTAGCCAATGCTAAGTTGATAAATGCGCCGCGATTTGTGCCACCAGTTTCGAAGAATCTAATTTGATTTCGGAAAATATCAATAGTAACGCTTGTAGAGAGACCGTTATTTGTCTGAGCAGTTGAAAGAATAATTTCACCGCCCTCATCACCATTTGAATTTGTTGATCTAAGGTATTGCCCCGAAACAGTATTACTTGCTGTTATATTGCCTACCGAAACATTGGCGTCC